GTCGGTGACCAGGTCTGCGATGCCGGGCCCGCCCCACATTTCCCGCATCGCGTAGCCGAGGTCGTCGTCGGTGTAGGCGGTGAAGGTGAGCGGCCAGATCAGCTCGTTGGCTTTCTTCCACGGCTGCGCGGCGTAGGCGGTGATGGACGCGCGGGGGCAGAACCGGGCGAACAGGATCTCGTCGGCCCCGTCGCCGTCGGAGGCCAGGGCGAGCAGCCGGTAGTACTTGGTGGACGCGACCCGGGGCCGGGTGAACGCGATCTCGTGGGTGGTGGTGGCGGAGGTGACCCCGGACAGGTCGACGCCGTGGAACATTTCCAGGGTCAGCGAGTTGGTTTCCTGCGGGTGCACCACCAGCCCGGACACATCGGAGGTGATGTCGCGCCGGGTGGGTTCGGAGGAGCCGTGCGAGCGGACGTCGTCGCTTTTCACGTCCCGGGTCCAGTTGATCCCGTCGGCTTCGGTGTGGTGGCCCAGCGTCTGCCACCCGGTCGGCAGGGCGATCAGCGCGGCGGTCGCGCCGGTGGTGATGGCGGTGATCGGGTCGGCGTCGGCGGGCGCGGCGAACAGCACCGCGTCTTGGGCCTTGCGGATCAGTTTGAGCTGGCGGCCCGCGAGGGTGGCGATGGACATGGGGTGGAGCCCCTTTCAGAGGTGTTAGCGGGGTCGGCGCAGCGCGAGGCGGTAGGTGCCCACGTAGCGCTGGATGTTGGGGTCGCCGTAGCCCATGTAGGTGGGGGCGGCCTCGGTCCGGGCGGCGTCGACGCTGACCGGGCCGACCGCCGTGCCGGGCGCGGCGAGGATCAGCTGACGGCACGTTTCGGCCATGTCCCGGGCCTGTACCCGGGTGCCGCCGAAACAGTCGACCTGGATGCGCGGCGAGTCGGTGATGAGGTCGTCGGTGCCGCCGACCCGGCGGATCTGCACCATCGGCGGGGTGATGACCGTCGGGGTGGCCAGCACGGTGGCGCCGACCGGGGCGAGCAGTACCAGCGCGAGGTCTTCGACGTCGGGGAACGCGGCGAGCAGTTCCATGGGCTTAGCCCCATCCGTGGCGCGGGTCGGCGGCGTCGATCCGGTCGAGCAGTTTCGTCAGCGGCCGGGGCGGGTCGGTCATGCCGTGGGTGCCGACTTCCAGGATCGCGGCGTAGGGGGTGTCGGCGGTGATCACGGCGGCGGGGCGGCGGTGCCGGGCGACCCGCACGGTGTCGAGGTGCACGGTGATGTGCTCGGCGTACCGGCCGGTGTCGCGGGGCGCTTCGGCCCGGAGGTCCTCGGCCCAGGTTTTGCCGACGACGAGCATGTGTTCTTTGACTTGTTCGCCGTTGGCCAGCGCGTCCCACCCTTCGCTGTCGGGCTGGTAGACCGCCATCAGCCGGTGACCCGGTTGAGGGCGACCACGTTGCCGGGGGCCCAGTCGACGAGCGGGGACGCCCACACCTCGGGGGTGCCGGTGACTTCCCAGGTGGTGCCGTCGGCGAGCCGGATTCCGTCGGTGTGCCGGATGTCGGCTCCGGCGGGCACGAACAGTTGCGCGTCGGCGGACATTGCGTTGGCCCGATCGGTCTGCCGTTTCATCGTGACGACGGAGCGGAACGCCTGGGGGGCGAACACGCAGTGCGCGACGGTGAACTCCGAGACCAGCGCGCGGTCGCCGTAGCGGTCGGGGGCGTAGCGCAGCACGGTGACGGTCTGCCCCTGCGCGATCTGCCAGAGCACGCTCATGGCCCGTAGTAGGGGCCGTAGTAGGGCGGCCAGGGGCCGAAGTAGTTCGGCACCGCCCGGGCTGGCACCTGGCCGATCTCGAATGGGCCCGGCTCGATGGAGAAGGCGCCTCCCCCGATGGCCCGGCGGAGCCGGAGCAGCTGGGTGTGGCTGAGCCCGTCCCCGCCGCCCCCGCTGCCGAAGCTGGCGGAGTAGGGCCCGACGGAGACGTTGGTGGACCCGCCCGGGGACGGCACCGCGCCCTTGCCCAGTTCCAGCGCGACGGAGAGCACCCCTGCGGGGACCGGGGTCGGGAGCGTGCCGATCTCGGCTTCGATGGTCGCCCGTACCCACAGGTGCACTACCGCCCAGGTGTTGTCGTCCACGGTGCGGCCGGTGAAGCCGGACAGGGTGTCCACGGTGAACAGGTCCGCCATGACTCCTCCTCGCTGCCCTTTTGACTGCCTTTTGACTGCCTTTTGACTACCGTCGGGCGGGGGCCTTCGTCGCCACCGGCGGCGGCTCGTCGGCTTTGCTTTCCCGGATGCCCAGCTCGGCGGGCAGCTTGCGCAGCTCGGCGGCTTTCTTCGGGTCGGTGACCTTGGCGACGCCGTTGACGAACCGGACGTCGAGGTCGCGCACGATCAGCGACGGGTGCTGGTCGCAGTGAAATGTCACCAGGATTGGCCTTTCTTCCAGCCGCCACTGCCGTCGTCGGTGTCGACCTCGGTGGACGGGTACGGGGTGACCGGACTGGCGTGCTGGGACGCCGCTGCGGCGAGCAGGACCGGCAGCGGGTCGGGCAGCGCCGGTTGCGCCGGGTCGATGTCGTCTTCCATCGGGTCCGCCATCACGACGTGGTCAGCCCGGTGATTTTGCCGTGAGACCGCTCGTTGCCGTAGTTCAACCCGACCTCGCCGTAGAGCTGGAACCGGTCGGTGGCCCCGGTTTTCGCGAGCGGCTCGGTGAACAGGAACCCCCGACCCGGGATGCGCAGGAACACCGGAGCGAGTTCGTCGAGCGACGCGGCGACGAGAGTGCCAGCTGGCATGTACCGGTTCAGCATGATGTTGAGTCGGCCGAAATCGGTCTCGATGGTCTGCAAGTTCACGCCGCCGACGTTGCGGGTCAGCTCGATGTAGCCCCGGTCGCCGATGAAGACGTTGGTCAGCATCCGCTTCTGGTGCGCGTTGCAGATCTGGGTGGCGGTGTCGGACACCGCCAGGCCGCCGTTCTCCCACGTCATCTGCAACAGGTCGATCACCATGTCCCGGGTCAGCGGGGCCGCGACGGCGTTGGTGATGACGTTGGTGGTGATGGCCTGCAACAGTCCCCGGGTTTTGCGGGGGGTGGCGTTGTCGGTGGGCTGGGCGAACGTCCCCCCGATGAACGTGGCTTCGATGTCGCGGGCCACGGTCTCCAGCTGCCGCTGCGTCTGCCAGGTCAGCTCGTCGCCGATCGGGTTGGTGCCGGTCACCCCGACCGAGGTGGACACCGCCGACCCGGTCGCCGCGAACTGCCCGGTCGCCGCCGTGCGGGTGTAGGAGATGTCCAGGGATTCCTGGTGGATTTCGACGGTGTTGAAATTATTGGTCCGGACCCTGGATTCCGCGGTGGGGGCGTCCGCGCCTTCGAGTCGCTGCCGGTTCGCGTCGGGGGCCCGCAAATCGTAGGACTGCCACGTGAAGATGGTGGAGTCGGTGGACTGCCCGCCGGTGAGCCCGCCGATCGCGGACAGCAGCGGGGTGTCGGTGGGGGTAATGGCGAACACTTCACCCACGAAATTGGGGCTGTTGAACGTGTTCAGCATTCCGGTGATGCCAGCCATGGCGGTCCTATCTGGTCATTAAGGACGGCGACGCCGACCACCGGGGGCGGGGGTCAACGTTTGGTGCCGTCGAGGAGTTGCCGGGTTTTCAAGGCCAGGGCCCCCCGGACGTCGCCTTTGACTTCGGCGGCCCGGATCTCATCGGCCAGGCTCACCCCGCCCCGATGGCCCTGCGCGGGATCGGGGCGGTGGCCGCCCCGACCGTCGGGTGCGGGTGGTGCGGCGGTGGGGGTCTTCGCGAGGAACGGCCGGTCGGTGAGGATCGCCGCCACGTCCTTGGCGATGGCTGTGGTGTCGATTTCCCCGTCGGCGTTGACGTAGCTGTCTTTGTCGTCGAGGAACCTCGGCGCGTCGGCGGGGTTGGCCCAGTCGGCGGCGGCGGCCTTGATTTCCGCTGCGATCGCCGCGTGCAGGGCCTTGGTCGCTTTCGCTTCGGCTTCGGTGGCCCGGGCGGTGGCCTGTTCGGTGGCGGACTGGTTCGCCTTTTCGGCGTCGTCCCACTGCTTCGCCTTGGCGGTGTTGTCTTTCGCCCGCCGTTCCCATTTCCGTTGCTCGGTCAGGGTTTCCTGGTAGAGCTTCTGGAAGTCCTTCTCCGGCTCGGTCGGCGTCGGCGGGGCGTCCGCCGGCGGTGTGGCCGGGTCGATCGGCTTGGGGGTGGGGTCGGTGGGCGGGACGAGTGGTGCGGACATGGTTCTCCTGAATGGTTCGCCCGTTGCCGTGCGGCTCCCGGGGTGCGCCATGCGGCGCTGGGTGGTGGCGTGCGCCGTGCGGCGCTGGGATACTGCGGCCTGCTTAATAACCTCCCGATGGGGTGAATTGCTCGGGAACTCGCTAACGCGGCCCGGACTTATCCCGACTTACGTCGTCAGTCATCCGGGGGGCCGTCGTCAGAGCAGGTAATTGAACCGGCGGAGCTGCCCGACCAGTTCGTCCCGGTTCCACCGGAACTCGCCGCCGAGTTTGACGATCTGCCCGGCGGTGAGCCGGGGTGGCCGGGCGGTGCGGCCCCGGTTGCCGGGCAGCTTCTCGAACTCCTTGTCGGTCCTCTTGCGTAGAGTGCCGTCCGAGCCGATCTCGTAGCCGCCGTAGAGGGCCCGTTTGCTGGTGCCAGCGGTGGTGACTTGCAAGGTTCGGCCGTAGGCGTTGATGTTCTTGAGGTTGCTGGTCCGGCCGCCCCGGGAGTTGACGACCTGGGAGATGTTCCCGCCCAGCCGGATCGCTTCCGCCCCGCCGAACCCGAACCGGCGATTCTGGTCGGCCTCGGTCATCTGCGCGAACAGTTCCTTCGGGGTGTTGCCCGGCGGCGGTTCGGTGTCGCGCATGGCCTGGGTGACCGCCCGCATCCCGCAGTCGCACTGGGTGTGCCGGAGGAACCCGTCGCTGTACCGGTAGAACTTCCCCGCCAGCACGATGCACCGGTCGCACGCCGGGAGCGGCACCACCCGGGCATGCCCGATCACCCGGGGGTCGGCGATCATCTGGGTTTGCACCGCGAGCCGGGCGGCGTCGGTGACCTCGTTCGCGGCGGCCTGCACGGCGAGGATTTTGCCCCGGTTCACGGCGTCCACGGTGGACATTCCGGCGTGGACCTGGTCGAGGATCTGGGTGAGGATGTAGTTGGCCAGCCCCTCCAGGGGCAGCCCGTCGCTGGTGGCCCCGCCGAATGTCGACGGGATGACCTGTGGAGTGTCGATCGGGACCTTCCCCGTGCCGCCTTTCTCCAGCACCTCGGCGACGTAGGGCCCGGCGGTGGCGGCGGCGTGGGTCTGCCCGGTGCTGACGATGTCGGTGTAGAGCGGGGCGAACTGTTCCCGGTAGCTCACCGCCAACGCCCGGTCGTTGATCAGCCGCCACGCCTGCTGCACCCGGTCCGCCTGGCGGCGGGCGATGGCCTGCACCCCGGCGGTGTGCAGCGCCGCGACGGTGTCGGCGGCGGCTTTCGCGGTCGCCGCGAGGGCTGCTGCCGCCGCAGTCGCAGCGGCGACGCTGGCGGCGACGGCGGTAGCGGTGGCGACCTTGTCGGCGGTGGTGGGCGGGGCGGACTGGCTCACGGCGCGGCCGGTAACTGCTGTTTCGGCTTCGGGCCGGGCGGCAGGGGCGGGGCCGCCGTGACCGGGGTGACGGCGGGTTTGATGCCGATCGCCGACGCCGGGTCGTAGACGCCCCGGGTGATGTCTTCCTTGTCTTCGGCTTCCAT